TGTCTTCTTTATACAGTCCATTGGGTTGGAAGTCATGGGAAGAAATATGTGAGGACTTTTTAAAAAGTAAACATGACGCACCCAAGTTAAAAGTATGGGTCAACACGATTCTTGGAGAGACATGGGAGGAAGATTATGCCTCCAAGATTTCAGCTAATGCTTTGATGGAGCGTTGTGAACATTACGAGCCAGGAGTAATGCCAGAGAAAAGCTTGGCTTTAACTGGTGCTGTTGATGTGCAAGACAATCGGCTCGCAATTTCGATGTTTGCATGGCGTGGTCCTTCTGATTCAGAGGAGGGATGGTTGATATACCACCAAGAAATTTATGGAGATCCAGGAAGACCAGAACTTTGGAAGCAGCTCGATGAAATCGTATTAAGGGAATGGCCTCATGCTTCCGGCGTGAAATTAAGACCCGATATGATAGCCGTCGATTCTGGTGGACACTTCACTTCTGAGGTTTACCAGTACGCAAGGGAAAGAGGAAGGCAGGGAGTGATTGCTATTAAGGGTCAATCTCAAAGAAATAAACCAGCAATAGGACGGGCCTCGAAAGTCGATATTAATTACAAAGGGAAAGCTCTTAAAGGTGGTGCTTTGGTTTATCCCGTAGGCAGCGACACAATCAAAACAACTTTATTCTCGCGTTTAAAACATAACGAGCCTGGCCCAGGATATTTGCACTTTCACATGTCAACCACTAATGAATACTTCGATCAGCTGACTGCAGAGAAACAGGTGATGAGACATAATCGAGGAGGCTTTGCTCATAGGGAATGGGTGAAGAAACCAAACGCTAGAAACGAAAGCTTAGACACTCTTGTTTATTCTTATGCAGCCTTAAATTGTCTATATATGCGTTATGACCGCCGGACTATTTGGGAGCAATTTGAAAAACGACTAAAAGAGGCAGCTAACCCTACGAATAAGAAACCTCTAAAATCTAAGCAAGCTCCTAAACAGGGGTTTGTTCATAAATGGTAAGTTTTAATCGTGTGGTCTTCTAAATTTCCCTCCGTCATAAGAGCAGGCACAACTGTTAAGTGGCGTGATGCCTCCACAACTGTGCCATTCGATCAAAACGCAACCAGTACTGACGGCTGGACTTTGTCTTATTACCTCCGAACAAATACTGCTTCTGAAGGTCACATTTCAGTTGGGAGCGCATATAACAGTGGATGGCAATTTACTATTAGTTCAACTGATACTGACAACTTTGATAAGGGCGACTGGTCTTGGACTGCCAACAATCCCTTGTATATAGTGGAACGCCTGGAGCAATTGATACTCGAACTCAGAATGAAATAGATCGCGACAACATTAAGGTTGCTCTTCGTAAATTTGAAGACGGAGCGCAAGAATACAGTATTGGTAACAGGACCTTTAAGCGTGTTCAGATAAAAGATCTAAGGATGCGTTTAGGTGAATTAAACGCTATTTGCATGAGAGAAAAACAAGCTGAATTAATGGCACAGGGCCTCGGAAACCCTAGAAATCTTGCTGTTCGCTTCTAATGGGAATTATTAATGCTTGGAAAGGCTTATTTGCTTCTGAAATAGAAAAGCCTGCACTCTTAACTCCACCAAGAAGACGTAACTACGCGGGAGCAAATTCTTCTCGTTTAACTTTTAGTTGGCTTGCTGCTGGTACAAGTGCTGATAGTGAGATTAAATCGAGCAATAAAAAGCTTCGACAAAGATCTCGTCAAGTTTGCAGGGATAACGTATATGCTCGCCAAGCTCAAAGGTCAATCGTTCAAAACGTAATTGGAACTGGTGTTCGTATTCAGTGCGATGTAAGAAAATTAAGGGGTGGAAAATTAGACACTAAAGTAAATGACGCTATTGAAAAAGCTTGGAAGGACTGGTGTCGCCATGATTCCTGTTCGGCTAATGGGCGTGATTCTTTAAACGATATAAGTCGTCTAATAGTTAAATCTCTTTTTGAAAGTGGAGAAGTATTTGTTCGTTGTATTAAAAAACCCTTTGGTCGAAGCACGACCCCCTTTGGAATTGAGCTTTTAGAAAGTGATCAGCTGGATGATGAGTACACAGGCTCACTTCTATCGAAGAAAAACGTCTGGAGGATGGGAATAGAAAGGGATGAGTTCCAGAGGGCTAAAAGATATGCATTCTTTAAACAGCATCCTGGGGACAGCCCTTTCCCTGTTCCTCAAGGTCAAACGCAGCACATGATTTTGCCTGCTGACGAGATTTTGCATTTATTTATAGCCGACAGACCTGGGCAGACAAGAGGCGTTAGTTGGTTAGCAAGCGCACTGCAAGATCTTCACCACTTAGCGGGATTTCAGGAGGCCAGCGTTATTAGGGCGCGTGCCGCATCAAGCATTCAAGGATTTATTAGCTCACCAGAAGGCGAACTTGTAGGTGAGGAGGTTTATGAAGATGAACGTGTCACAGACTTTCAGCCAGGAGTCTGGAAATACCTCGCTCCAGGGGAGTCCGTTCATGTTCCACAGATGGATGCTCCTAATGGAGAATTTGAACCGTTTCTTCGCGCAATGCTGCGTGCGTTAGCGAGTGGATGCGGAGTTTCGTATGAAAGTGTGAGTCGTGACTTCAGTCAAACCAACTATTCGTCGTCAAGATTAAGCCTTATAGAAGATCGCGATCATTACCGAACAATTCAGGGCTTTTTACAAGAGCGTTTTTATCAACCAATCTTTGATAATTGGATCGAATTAGCTGTTTTAAGCGGTAATTTAGAGTTAGGAAGTTTTGAAGCAGAACCAGAAAGATTTAAAAAAGTTAGATGGCTTTTCAGAGGTTGGGCATTCGTCGATCCTCAAAAGGAGATTGCTGCTGCAAGAGATGCAGTAAAGGCTGGATTTAAAACGCAAGCACAGGTGATAAGTGAAATGGGAAGCATGGATATTGAGGAACTAATGAATGCGAGAAAGGTAGAGGTTGACCAAGCAGAACAGCTAAAACTGGTCTTTGATAGTAATCCTGATATCCCTACGCAAAATGGAGTTGTTAAAGTAGAAGAGAAAACTAAACCTAAAAACAATGGAGGCTCGTGATGTAGAAGAGAAACTTGAAATTCGTGCTGAACCCAAATCGGTCAAATTTAAGATTGATAAAGAAGCACGAACTGTAGAGTTTCCCTTTTCCTCGGAATTAGGAGTTGATCGTGGTTATCTAGGGATTGAAGTCCTGGACCATCGCGAGAGTTCCGTAGACTTAACTCGTTTAAAAGATGCGGCTCCTTTGTTGTTTAATCACGACAGAGATAAACCCATCGGAGTAGTCGAATCTGCTTATTTAAAAGATAAGCGTGGCTATGTAAAAGTTCGCTTTTCTGATAATCCATTTCCTTCTGAAGTTTTTAATGATGTCCAGCAAGGCATACTGAGAGGTGTTTCTACTGGGTATTCAATAAGAAAAACTGAGGAAGATGGCGACAACCAATACAGAGCCGTTGACTGGTGTCCGCACGAAGTCAGTATCTGTAGCTTGGCTGCAGACCCCTCCGTTGGAATAGGCCGATCTGCTAAGCCTACGTCTGACACAGATAAATCATCTAATATGGCTAAAGAGCGTTCAAGTAACGCTGACGCGACAACTGTCGCACCACCTTGTCCTCCTATAGAAACAAAAGTAGAAATGTCTACCACTCCCGATCTCGAAGTGGTGCGTGCTGAAGCAGAGAAATCTGTACTTAGCAAAGAACGCGCCAGAGTTGCATCTATTCGTGAATTATGTGCTACTCATAATCTTCCAGAGCTTGCAAAAGCGGCAGAAGATAGCGGCATGAGTATTGAAGAAACTCGTGCAAAGGCATTAGATGCTATTTCTAAAAAGCCTGTAGAAACTGTTGCTCCTGTAGAGCTAAATGAAAAAGAGCAGTGTGATTATAAAATATCAGCTGGTAT